TCCAACATATTAAAAAGTATTTCGGGTTTTGACATACTTGCTTGCACTGCATGTTCAATAAGACTTTTACTTAATACAAATTTTTGAGCAGTAACGATTTCAGTTTGTACGTTACGTCTCATACCCTCTGCATATTTACCACCTTGCCATCCAAGTATATTTCTTTTGGCATCTCCAAGAGCGGTTATTAGTTCGCTTGCTAGAATTGGTTTGTCCATAATTATCTCCTTACGATAGACCTCTATAATCTATATATGTAATGATAACTACATTGTCAATAGTAAACTATTCTTTTTTAGTTTTCCAGAAGTATTCGTCTGTATCGCCTAGCCTTGTGTTGTTACCGTTCTCAACTTGGTATTCAACTGTGCTAACTTTAAAGTCGGGCATCTTAGGCTTTTCAGGAGTCAGGCTATTATCGTAGATTCTCATTCTATTGTTCGGATATAAGCAATATTGTCCATTGTTCAACTGCAACAAATTAAATGATTTATGTTCTTCAGGTATTTCACTGGTACTGTAGTCGATTACGTCAGGCTGATTATGGTAGTTATCCAGTGTGCATACATATGTTCCTTTGACGATACCAAAATCTCTTGTCAGGACTTCAAAATCCATGCTTCCGATGAATTGTTTATATATAGCGGTAACATTATAATCCATACAATTCCAGAATTGCAGGTTAGGTAAGTTCATATCCAGTTCAGGCGTAACTGGTTTTGATACAAATGCAGATATAGGTAGCTTATCAAACATAGCTCCATATTCAGGTAAATAAGTCTCAAAGTAAAAAGCTCGACCCGCTATAGACTTAGCTGTAATCCATACACCCTCTACAAATTCTCCATGTCCATCCTGTAAATCTCTCAGGTATTCTCTTCTAACCCAAACTTTTTCGGCTGGTAAATTACATATTAGCTCTGGCATTATATCAGCTCATCCAGTGTACTAACTTTTGCATAAGCAGATTGCCTGGCTACTTTTGATACCTTACCGTATAATTGTTCGGTTTCAGCTCTGGGATCATTTTCTGTTGACCAGTCATCGTCATCAATCATATCAGCGTTTCTTTTTTGTAATTCTTTATATATTTTGCGTACCTCCGTGTTGCCCGATGCTATATCACCCCGACATTCTGGACAAAGTTTTGCCACTGGTCTTGTGGTGGCAACTGATTTCATTTTTACATTACATTCAGAACAATTGTTATTTGTTTTTCTAGTTACTGGTCTGGGCATAATTAGCTCTTTCGTAGTCTTTATTGTCAGGAACGCACTTCCAACAATGCCAGTTCCAACCATCATTAATTGAATACGAAGCGTGATCCTGTCCACAAACCGAACATTTGTGCGGTTTTGCGTTTACTTCAGCCACTGGTTGCCAAGTTCTTCTCCGACTCTGTTCGCTCATTTTCTTCCTCCCAATATGATTCACACGCTTCAGTAAATGATACAGACTCAACAAACAAAGGGGTAGTCTCTCCATGCCAACCACCAACAACATTGTAATAAAAATACTCCAACGCTTCTTCACTTGTCATGCCATCTCTTTTCATTAATATCTTAATACATTTATCTACGCTGTAAACAGCTAATGTTGGCTGTCCACACCTAGTAGCTGTTCCGATAAACGCTTTATCAAATCCGTCTGCTGTTAACATTATACATTCTCCGTTGCTGTTGTTGCCTCATATTCGCCTCGACTCATTTCTCCATCTGTAGTTCCAAGCCACTTACGACCACCTGACCTACTGAATGAATACTTCCCGATCCTACCTTCTGCCAGTAATTCCCGAACAATTCCATCAACCATTCTCTGTGTGCAGTTATCAAGAGTTCTTGGAGCGTCTGGATCTGCACTCATACGTTGCAGAATAGCATCAGCTCCCGATTGTTGTGTTAAAGCTCTACCTTCCCGTTCACATACGGCAATCCAAGAGAACAGAGCATCCTTTTTAATCTCCCGATTACTTCCAGAATGCAATCTTGTTATATCTTCCGATCTATCCTCCAGTAGTCCAGAGTTCGTATCCCGAACAAAATGCCTTATGTCACGCCTTGCAGGACCATTTGACTTAACAACTGCACCGTCAAAGCATCTGTTTCTTTGGTATTCGATACCTAAATCTTGGCAACGCCTACGACCAGTAGATTCATCCACTTGCCATATAGCAAACGCACAACGAACACCATCAACTAATGCTGACGTTCCTCGAATCATATTCCTTGCTTGTTCGGGAGATGCAACTGCCACATCATCTTTAATCTTTGTCATATGGTGACACATCATCACAGAAGCTCCAGTTTCTGTAGCCACTTGTGCCAGTAAACCAGTTAGTGCAGCTCCCGCTGCTGGATCAGAGTTCACATCAGCGTGAACAAAGGAAGCCAGTGGATCAAACACAATCAATTTCAGGTTTTGCATTTGTATAATCTGTGCATATATCTTATCAAACTCAACACTGGTCTTATATCCATCACTGGTCTCTTGCAGTATTGGGAATACACCACCTACGTTTGGCAAAGACACAATTCTTATCTCGTGTTCATAATCAAAACGAGAATTGTTCGGGTCTAAACGCTCAATTCTCCTGTGCATTTCGCCTTCATCATCTTCTGCTGTAAAGATAATTGTATTACCAAACTCTGTAATGTGATCCCCGAAGGCACTTGACATAGGCTGACCACTAGATACCTTCATAGCCAAATCCAGTGTCATCATACCTTTACCCGCATCTCCAGCGGCTGAGAATATGATTGGCACACCTAATGGCAATGTATCTCCGATTAAAAACTTTTGTTCAGGAGCTTGACCCTGAAACCTTTTAATCAATAAACTTTCGTCCAGTAAGTTAATTGTTTTCTTTACATACTTTATTGTTGTGTTGAGAAAGTTAGCAATGTCAAAGCTCTCTGCAATTGCATCCGCTGCATCCCATCTTTCAGGCTTACCCGCTGGTGGAGTCAACATTGTCACTGACCTAGCACCCGCATTCATAGCTAAATCTTGTACGAGTTCCGCAACTTTCTTACCTGCATTGTCGTTATCGGGCCAAATTGTTAGTTCCTTACCATGCAAAGGTGAGAAGTCAAACTGACTGGCTGACTTACGAGACAACATACCCGCTCCGCCCATAGTACATGTAGCTGTAAATCCCATCTCATTAAGAGCATCAGCACATTTCTCACCCTCAACCCAGATAACTTTCTCAGAAGCAGAAATGTTCGGTATATTATATAACGGTCTGACATCAGGCATCTTAGGATAAGGATTAGTACCAGTAAACTGACGAAACTCTTTCTTAGGCTTACCGTGATCATCCATTACAGGATTACCCGCACCGTCTCTCATATTGTATCGTCTTACCATACAAAGTATTTCTCCATCTGCATTTAAATACAAATGTTCGGTGTCAAATGGTGTGTTTAAATTAATCTGCTGGCGCAAAGACCTGTTGATAATTGGTGGTTCAGACTGTTCATCTCTTACAAATCTTGGTGAATCGTCCAGATAGTTTCCGAACAATTCTTTAATTTCAGGTAAACGCATGCCTCTACCCTCCATTAGTATTTTTACAATACCGCCAATACCTGACGCACCGTTAAAGTCCTGACCCTTCATAAAGTATGGTGATCTAGGATTTATATCTATCTTTAACGATTGACCAGCCTCTCCTGATAATGAACCGATAGAGAATTGATCCCCACGAACAACACCGTTTGGATATGTGTTTCTAAGCTCATCTATCTGTACCTCTGGTGGTACTTTCTGACTAATTAACTCTACTAACTCGTGTGAGTTCATGTCACGATTTTTATTGCCAAGTCTAATTATACTCATTATTATATCCTTACTTCATTGGCTGAAGTAATAGGCGACATTTGTTTGTTTCTCTACGTCTCATGTCGCCTATTTTAACTCCAACATCTGTCTTGAAATTCACACCACTTACAATCAAAGAAGTCTTTTGAGAACGCTACTCTTGGTAAAACTTCGTTTGCTTTCGTGGCTTCTAAAATATTCACTGCTTTATCGCTCATCTCTTGCGCCAAACTTTTATTGAATGGAACAAGTTCATAATATATTTGACTTGTGTTTTTATTCAACACGGTAAATAGACAAGGATGTTCTGTTAAGTTCATGTAGGCTTGATACAAAGCTATCTGGGCTGCATAAACTGGATTAGTTCTAGCTACGCCCTTCATCATAAATTCTCTAAACTTTTTATCATTGGCTGACTTATTCTCCCACAAACACGGATACCCCATGTCCACAGGACCTCCACATATTACACCGTCTATATGACCTTTAATTTCCCCATCTGCGATAGAAAAACCAAATTGTTCGCCTTTTTTGTCTTCTGTACGCAAATCAAAGTTAGCATTTTTTAACCATTGTGCAACAGAATCTTCAATTTCATGTCCAAATTGAAATATTCTTAAAGTGTTAGCACTAAATTCACGACCTTCATCAGATTCATACCCCATGTATCTATATTGTATTTTTCTGGAACATGATTCACCAAGAGACGAACCGCCTAAGTAAGTTCGTTTAGTTCTTTTATTATTTTGATCGACTATGCTTTGATCTATAGCATCTGATATTAATTGTGTTATTTCTTTAGAAGGGAGCATCGCCACCTCCCGACCATGATTTATCTGAGTATTGAAAGTGGATACGAGCAATATATTCTCCGTTGTAAAACTCGTCTACATTAGACGATAATTGTATGTTAGATATTATACCAACAACTTCGTCTTCTGACAAATCGCACAATTTTTTATCCCAACCTATTTCCGAACAAATCCGAGCAAACCTCTTTAATGGATGGTTATCTGACATTCGTCATCCTCCTGAATGTAAAAATGTAAATCAAATGTAGCTCCAAAATAATGAACAACTGCCTTACCACTGACTATGTTATCAAGTTCGCTACAAGTATCCATAATAGCATTATTTATATACTCCATAAGATCTTCTTTACCACAATCAAGATCTATAGGAACGAACATCTTGCCTTCCTTTTTACTTACAGGATGCTCAAAAAATAAAGTGTAATCAACTCTGATGCTTGCCATCTTTTGCCTCTATAGCTAATGCTGCATACCCGATAACATCAATCATATTATCCTCTACCTTTGGATTCTGACTGTTTCTAATTTGTTTAATGCCTATCATTGCTCTATAGACATCATGTATATCAAGAGGCTCTTTTAATTTTTTTCTTAACAATATGTTCCATATTTCAGCTATGTATGTATGAGTTTCTGTAGCATCGCCATGAGTTTTAGCTCTAGGTCCGTTTATAATTAAATCTACTTTTTTTAGTGCTTCACTTCGGTGCATTTTTTTCTCCTATGATTATAATTCTTTTATCTATTTGATCTTTATTCCAAACATAATTCAACCAGCAAGCCGCTTTATATTTATTCCAACTAAAATCTATTGGCTTAACATCGACACCGTAACGTCTCAACATTTCCGATTGCTTTGGCGTTACAGCTTCATTTAACCATCTTTTACCTTTCTTAGCAGCATCACTGTCTTCAATCTTCCTTAGAAAGTCATCAGCAGATGCTATGGCTTGTTCCTTAGTTCCAACACTAACTACCCTTAACTTGCCTCCAGTACGCTTTACAATGGCTACAGATATGTCATCTAAGTGTGCAACCATACCAAAACCATTAAAACCACTCGCACTCATACAAACTCCATTATTAAACAAGTCAATCCATCTAAACGGTGATCTGTCCATGAGATCAACTTCAGTCATTACAAAGTCTTCTAATGCTTCTTTGCCTTCTGCGCCAAACTCATGCCCACAAATAGGACATTCACGAGAGGACAATGGCACTTCTGATTGACAATCTGGACATACTTTAACAGGTGCTTCTCCAGCTCTTTGAGCTTCAGCTCCTTCAAGATTTACGCCTTCATCTAATGATCCATGTGTAAGCACACTTGTTCCAAAGTCCAAAACCACACAATCCTTTTTAATGATGTCTGGATGTTCTTCTGGATCTATTGTTCGGAGTCCACGACCAATCATCTGTACCATTGTAGATTTGTATGAACATGGTCTTGTTAAAACAATACAACTAACAGGTGGAGCATCAAAGCCCTCTGTAAGCACAGCGACATTGACAACAACTTGTATATCTCCATGTTCTAAGTCATGTAGTATCTGTTTGCGTTCTTCTGACGGAGTTTCTCCAGTAACTAATTCGGCTCTAACATTTGATCTACGATACTCATCACATACATCTTGTGCATGAACAACTGTAGAACAAAAAACAACTGTCTTTCTGTCTCCCGCTTTGTCTTTCCATTCATCTACAATCTTCTCATTGATGGCTCTCTTGTTCATAATTCGTTCAACTTCGCCCATGTCAAAGTCTGACACAGTTCTGCGAACATTTTGCAAATCATCTGTAACACCTACATCAATAACAAATGTTTTAGGCGGTACAAGAAAACCCTCACGAATAAGTGTTCCTATCTCAATTTGATGCGAACAATTATTGAATACAGTCTTTAAACCTTTTTTGTCTCCACGATTAGGAGTCGCTGTAAAGCCAACTATCTCTACAGAATTGTTCGCTTCTTTGACCCTGTTAATAATTCTTTGATATGTATCTGCTATTGCATGGTGACTTTCATCAATCACAACCATGTCAACAGGCTTCATGTTATCCAAATTGTTCGGTCTTGAAAGCGTCTGCACCATACTAAATATGGCTTCTCCAGACCAATCTTTCTCTGATCCGTCAACTATACTTGTGGATATATTTGGATTAACACGGGAAAATTTTGTGCATTCTGTCGTACAAGCTCGTCTCTGTGCTGTATGACTAATACTCTATCGCCTTTTTTATATTTCTTGCCTACTAATGCAGACAACATAATAGTTTTACCCGCTCCCGTTGGAGCAACAACGATAGTGTTTTTGTGTTTATCAAGAGCTTTTGATGCGTCATCAACGGCTACTTGTTGATATGGTCTAAGTATCATAATTCCCTCATTGCTAGATGATGAAAGGGTAGCTTTACGGCACTCGTGCTACCCAAACGAGTTCTAGCAGACGAAGGTCAGTCTTGCCGCTAGATTCGCAGAAACCTATTTATTTGCCCAAGATGGAGTTACACCATTTTGAGGCTGTTGCACTTGTGGTTGAGCTTGCACAGTCGGTTGCATAGGTGCTGACGTATTACCGCTACCTATATAACCATCTTGATTTAAAGTTACAGGTGCAAGCATTTTATTCTTGTCATCGTAACCGTTAGTGCCTTTCTCAACTGCAATCTTCATACAAATCTCCATGCCATTAATTGCCTCAAGGCTTGGTATTTGTCTAAGAGCATTAGCTTCGGGTGAAACATCATTTGGACTTAACCCTTTGGCACTATCAATAATACCTCTAAGAGTTCTAAGACCTATTTCCTTTGATACGGAAACACCATTTTGATTTTTCTTATCGCCATCAAAGAATATATTATGCCAAACTTTACGTTTGTCAAACTCACCACCTACAATGGTAAATTCACATTCAATCCATTTAGCTGAAGAATGTGCTGATTGCCTAAATATAGCATCTTGTGCTAAATCGGGAATCCTTACACCATCCAACTGTGGTTTGATATAAAGTATTGCACGAGCAATAGTTCCATGTGGAATTAAAGAAAAGTCATTACCCTCATCAGGGGTTATATTATTTAAGTCAAGCATTATTAGTTACTCCTTCGTTGCTAGACGTTGGTTGTTTGGCTGGATCAACAAATGTAAGCTCTCTTTCTGATTGCTTTTGTCCGCCACTCATTTTAGTCAGAAGTTTACCTAAATGTGGCTCTTCCAATACATCGAGTTTGCCCGATCTATCTTTTGCTGGATAACCCCACTCATTTAAAGTCTGACATACAAAAGCACGGTATGTGCCTGTTGTTTCGTCACCTGTCATAACTGCCATTGTGATAACTTCATCAACAATACCTGGCAGTTCACGACCTGTCTTTGCGCCTTCTATTTGTAGTTCAAATAGCTTGCGACCATAATCGTCAACTTTTTCGTCAAGAATACCAACAAAAATAACATTCTTTTCACGAATATGTTGTAAATGCGTTAGCCATGACATCATTTCACGACCTTGCATACCATAAACAGCACGAGTGTCTATTGTACCGTTTCTAGTTCTATTTTCGGGTTGACCCATGCAATGCTGAAAACATAATCTACCAGCAACAGTAATACTGTCAATAAATATAGTATCATATTTCTTCATCATTTCAGAGGGATCACCATATTGTTGCACTACATAATCATAATGCACTTGGCTATAAGATTGATCGTCAGTCAAAGATGGATTACCACCACCTAAAAAACATGCAAAGTCACGACATTCAGCCCATGTCTTAGGTCGGATAACGTCTATGGGCCACCCTTCGATAGCCGCATCACCTGCCTCTAAGTCCATGAACAATGTAGTATCTGCATCTAAAGTCCGAGCAAGAGTGGTTTTACCCACTCCACTCTGACCACACACAACAATCTTATGACCTTTTTTCTCAGCCATACGTTGTTCGGCTGTAATAATATTTAATGCCATTATTCTACCTCTTCCAATTTAAATGTTACACCCGCCAAATCCACAGTTCTATGTGGTTCAAGCAAAGATTTTATAGCTGGAGGAGCAGATGCGTATTTTCTTTCTTCCACGGTAACACTTACTTTACCATAGTGTCTTGCATCGTCTGCATCCATTTGAGTATCAAGTGTAGTCATAAGACCAGCTTGATCCCACTCTACTTTCTTTCTGAACGTAGCATTAAGTTTAATGTTATTTGCTATCATAAAACTAGTAGAACCAAAGTCCTTACCAGCTTCTCTAAGTTTGTCACGAGCAGTATTACCATACTTGTGTTCAAATACTTCGTTGATAGTCTGTAAGTCTTTTTTTAAAGACTCCATCTCTTTTTCAAGAGACTTTCGAGATTCGATGAGTTTTGACTCAGCCATCTCAAAATAAGTTGCGAATGATGTCATAATTGACCTCCTTTTATTTACGCTAGAACTTCATATATAGCACTAGTTACAATAAAGTCAATACCTGATCTATCATTTTTTTTTGAAACTCAATAAAATATCTATATTATGTATGGCAAGCATAAGTTTTTTCTTTAACCTAAACTCAGGCGTAAGAACGCCTTTAGCATCCTCAACGATGAATCTGGACGATCCATCTTCTTCTATTAATAAATATGTATAATCAGCAATGTAATTACATATTTTTACATCATTAATTTTTAATTCGTACTTAACTTGTCTTTCTAATTGTTCAACAACACCAGCTCTTTCCATAGCTTTTAATTGACCCCAGCGTTCTGCTTCCCAACGAGAATCAAACTTTAGACCCATAGCCACAGTTTTTTTTGCGAAATACTTGTTGGGTTTCCCAACTTTTCGGGTTATAATTCGTTTATTATTGTAATACATGGGAGTTATTGTAATGGCAGATCCAAAAAAATTCAAGTCCATTGGTATAGATACTGATACTTATCATAAATTAAAACGTATATGTGACGATGAAAGACGCAATGTGCGCCAACAAATTAGTATATGGGTCGATAAAGATTATTCAAATAGATTTAAAGAAGACGATAATGTTACTCGTTTAGGTTTAGGTACACTTAATAATTAAGCGACTTGTTCTTTTATACCTATGGCTTCCATTCTTTTAATTAAACGATTGGCACGGT